AGCCGTCACGGCCGCCGTCAGCGAGTCGGCATACAGCCGCTTCGCTTCCTGGAAGATCGACAGGTGATCGAAATAGGGAACGATGCGGAATCCATCGAACCCGTGCGCCGCGTTCAATACCTCCGATATTCGCTCTGCATCCGGTTTGATCGCATCGTTGTACAATTTGACCTCGGCCGCCGTAAGATTCGCATAGGTCGTACCTTCGGTGTCGATCAGTACATACGGCACTTGATAGGCATCGGCGATCTCCTTCTTGGCATTGCGCTGCACCTCCGTGAGATTCATGTCCTTCATGTTGGCCGAAATCTGCACGAAAGCAGCCTTCAATCCGGTCACGATGTACTTATATTGGCCCTTCATCACGCCGTATCGCCGCAGGGCCGCTTGTGCCTGCTCCCGATCCTCCTTGTTCTCCGGCAACACGGATGTCCGGAAATCCTCGCTATTCAACGAGATGATACCCAATGCCCCTCTGTTGATGATGAGTTCGTTCTGCGCCTCGAATGACGACACGAAAGGATTGACGGCGTTCTGCAAGGCTGACAGACGCGACTGCGATGCTCCGAAGATATTCGGATTATAGGCCGAATCCCGCACGACGAACATTTGATCCCGATCGACACGAATTTGATAATCGTTGATCGAAACCATATAATAATCGATCTGCGGATCGGGCCGGAAACCGGTGAATTCGGAGGTCGTCACCTCCTGAACAAGCGGATTCGGAATCACGTAGAGTTCGTAGGCCGTGGGCACACCGACCGGCTCCCAGCGAAGAATATAGGCTTTTCCGTAAATATCCTTGAAGGCTTCGATCATCGCCGTGAAATCTTCGATCGTTTGAAAGTCATTCGGATGCTTCCACCTGTTCAGTTCCTCCGTGCGACCTGCGACCTGGCGAGCGTCGTCCGACGGATCGACAGCCCACCAGCGGGCGTTGCGAATTGCCGCGGATTTCTTGGTCACGACCGAAAACAACGCGCTGCACCGAGCGTAAGCGATAGTCTGTCCGGCAACGGTGTCGCAGTCGATCGTACTACCGCTGCCCAATCCCATTGCCGAGAGAAAATCGCGCACAGAGACGAACCGCTGTTCCTCCGCTGTCGGAGTTCCGCACTCCGATTTCGTCGTCAAGTCCTGACTCTTACTTCGCCACTTCAAGCTGAATCTCATTGCACATAGCCTTTGAAGCAAATGTAAGGGCGATAAAAGAGGGTTCTCCGAACTTTTCGCTGTTTTTTCATTTTCGGCGGTTGCAGACCCAATAGAGATACTCCATTACAGCGTATCGGGCCGCATCCCACAAGTGATTGAATTTGTCGATCGGCTGGTTGATCGTAATGCCGTTCACCGAATCCCACACATAGGAATTGGCCTCGGTTTGGAAATTACGGCTGCGGACGATATGGAGGCGGAACGATTTGACCATGTGAATTCCGTCCGTTACGGAACCGGCATATTTCTTCGCCTTCACCACGCTGAGCCCGCGCAGCAGCAGGCCGTCGACCATCGATTCGGGATTTTTAGCGTATTTGTCCGCCGAGTCGGCGAATATGGGCATCCGCCCGACCACCCCCTCGATCGCATCGTAGAGCAAGGCCGGATCGGAGCAGGGTGCATAAAACTCTTCCTTCATGTATAGATCAAGCCCCCGAAGCCCCAGACGGACGAGCGCCGTAGGATCGTTCGTAAATCCGAAGTCGAGGCCGAACACGACCCTTTCCAGGTCGGACGGAAATTCATCGATCCAGTCGATATTCGGATAGACAAGGCCCTCTTTCGCCGCACGGATTCCCAATCCATAGACTTTCCATCGCCACTCGTCGGCCGTGCCCGCAGCAATGTTCGCCGGTGTAGGTTCATAGGATTCGATCTCTCGTATGACCCCAGGCGGGCAGAACGGATTGTCTTTGTATGTCGTGTGCGTAAAATAGGTGTGCGGCTGCCCTTCCAGTTCGAAGGCCCAATGTTCGGTATATTTGGGATTCCAGTCGCCGATGACCATCGTCGTGCAGCGCATCGTGATATTTTTGTACTGCTGCTTCGAGATGTCGTCCAGCATCTCGTTGATGTAGATGATGTCGCAATCGTATCCTTCACGGCTATCCATTCTGTCCAATCCGCGGAAATGGATCACGGAGTTGTTGATATAGTAGTCGGGATGTTGATTCTCGCTGCGCATCGCATCGGGATCGTAGACGCCGCGCAGGGTCAGTTTCTTGCGGAAATCGGCAAGGGTGATCTCCTTGCAGGCCTGCAACGTATTTCGATATACGAAGATATTGAGCGGGGATAGTGCGAGCGTACAGATGTCGTACAGAAAATCGAAGGCATCGTAGGTCTTCCCCGAACGGCTCGACCCTTCATTAAAAATCTTCAACACCGCATCCCGTTCCCTGTACTGCATGTACCGATACATGAGGTAACGATACACTTTCCCCCGATAGGTGCGGATGTCAGGCAGACGATGCATCGGCAGGCGGTGTTTTTTCGATCGACAACGCATCCTCCGCGTCTATTTGAATGACGACGGGAGCGACGGCAGGATTTTCTATCTTTCCGGATAGTTTCACCTCCTTCGGCGCTGCGTAACCCAACATGTTCATGATGCTGTCGAGACTCTTCTGCTTGTCGTAGCACTCGATCTTCACGAACTCCTCGACAATCTCATCGCCATTCGAAGCGATCCGTTTGACCTGTTTGGTATTGATCGACTTTATACATGCCTTCTCGTCGTCCGTAAGCGACTCGAACTCTTTAAGCGACATCCAGCCGTTACGAATGCGGGTCGCATCCGAAAAGGCGATCTTCTGGTGCTCGCGGATGATCTGCAAGGCCGAGATGCCCGCAGCCTCGGCAAGGTGAGTTTTCAGATATTCGATCCTCGCTGCAACCTCACTGTTTTGTAATAGCAGATAGGCATTATTCCATACCGTGTTATCGCTCATGTTCGAACATCTGTAAGCATAGCGATATGCCTCGGACGCATTACCGCATTCGAGGTACTTATTGCAAAACTTTTCCTGTTTGATCGTGAGCTTGCCCATATATGCAAAGATCGCCTATCGGGGAGACGATTCTTTCAACTTTTCGCTCTTTTTCATTGCCCGATATAGCGGTATTGTAGGTGTGCATGTAAATCATGCCACTCTTCGATCAGTCGGGGATGCCGTTCGACAAATGCCTCCCACTCGATGCGGCGCAGATAGATCCGCCCGTTGCGGACGACTGTGCCGAGTGTCCGATCCACTCGAATCGATTTCCATATCCAACGTGTCGAAATGTCGTACTCATCGGCTGCGGCCTGAATTGAGATAAAATGGTTCATTGCAAATCCCGAATTAATTACTACCTTTGTTCTTGGGTGAGGGGTGATCTTTCGGGATCGCCTCTTTTTCTATTTTTCCATCTCTATCAAATAATCCATATTTGACCAACCGCCAGCAGCTTTAACAGACGCGACGCACGTTTCCATATATCTATCTGGAATCGGATATAAAAGCTGATCTTGACGATAGCCATAACTCGACCCGCCTATAAACCGGATATTTCCCCACTCATTACGAGTCAATATGTACTCGATTAATTCCCTAACGGTATATTCTCGATCGAATATTACATCATAAGGCGCGGTCTCATCCCCGCCTATTTTATCTGTTCGTCTGTATTTTATCATTTCCTCTACCTTTCGAGTTTCACCTCCTCGTCCATTCCGACGATACCCCGCCGGCGCAGACGCTTGATGAAGTTCTTTATGTTCAATGCCTGCTCATAGTAACAGTCCTTTTCGACCTTGACACGCGATTTGCGGTCGCTCTCGACCTTCATGTTCTCAGGATTCAGCCACGAATCGGCCGACACCTCCACTTCCGCTCTCGACGCTGTCCGCGTAACCGTATTGAATTTATAGAGGGTATGACCGGGCACCCGAACCAGTTGCCCGATCAGTTTGTATTCGTTCTGCTTTCGTTCGACGGCCTCGATCTGCGCTTTGGCTATCTTATCGTTCGTCACGCCGTCATGTGGAGTCAAGATGTCCATCGTTCTATTCGTTTTCGTAAATCGGTCGCCAGCCGATAACCACACCATCGTATCCGAGACACTCTTCTGCATTCTGGCAGAAGGAATAGCCTCCATCACACATCCACACATCATCTTGGCGGGCTCCAAGATAAATTCGCTCATGTTCGCCGTCCGAGACTTTCATCAAAACACACGAATTATTTTCCGGCAGTTCCTCATTCGGATTACGCCAGCGGGTCAATTCTTCCCGCTCGGATTGGGCACCTGCAATAAAGTCACATTCAGTTAACTTCATGTGACTGCCGTATTCTCTCGTCCCACCACGCCACACTTTTCGAGCATACTTTTTTGCCCTTTCCTTAATCGCTTTCATATCTCATCCAATTTTTGGATAAATGATCTCAAATCTTCACACAGCGCAGGGTCGCACACCCTACCGCTCCCGTCACAACCGTCCTTATATTTGCATGAGGATTTGAATGCCTCTATTGCCTTTTCACGCATCCGCTCCTCGGTTTCTTGCTCGGCAAGTCCTGCCATCCTTTCGGCATCCTGCATTGTCACATACCCGCTATACGGATAGCTGCACTCGTGATCGTACAAGTAATTTTCAGCTCTTTCACTTTTCATTATTCTACTCCTTTCAGTAATTCTGGGTTATCGTGCATATTGCCGATTGCCCACATTTGATAGGAATCGTCGAAGCAATCGGAAATAAGAAAAATATCCACGTCGCCGAAGTTCACAACGAACCCACAGTTTCGCCACTCGACCACTCCGATGCTCCCGAACTTATCGGTCAGTACATCCCCTTCGCAAATTTCTTCACCGTTCTTGTCTTTCAGACCCGTGTACTGGCCGATTGTATCGGGGTAAACTTCGTCAATGATTGCCTTTATTCCATTCTCTTCCGAATATTTTGTCATCGAAACAATGCCAGTTTTCCCATTAAAACACTCCACAAGACTACCGACAGCCCATTCCATTGTATCAGGGCGTTTGCCTCGGAATTTAATTTCTCTCATAGTCTCCAATTTTTTTTGTAATTATTTCGAGATTTTGCCAGAATCTCGCTATTTCTTGAAATGTTTGATAATCTCCTCGGCGGTGGCCTTATGCCGAGCAAGTCCCTCCCATTTAGATATGATCGGATCGTCTTCAACATGATCCATACCGATACATAGTGACCATCTATCCGTAATTTCGTTTACATACCACTGCATGTAATCGTTCTCGTCGTTCATCGCCGCCAATGCCTTAAACAGCTCGATATTCTCGCCGCAGTCTATGGCTGGGTGTCCTTTGGCAACATTTTCAGCCTTGAACTGGTCGATGGAATATCGGGTTTCCTCGTCGTAGTCGCAGATCCCGTGCACCTCGTAAGCGATTTTAAGCCGATCAATCCCTCTGCAATGCAGGGTGTTACAGCCGTCAAATAGGCAGCAGGAGCAGACGTGATACCCGATTCCCTTCAGCCATTCGGTCAGCTCCTTTCGCTTTTCCGCATCCTCGACACGGACAAAGCACGGTGTTGTAAACTCCATACTATTTCACCAATTCGAATTCGTAAACCACCACCCACGGGTTCCGATCCCATGTTCCCCGTCCGGACACCTTGTCGATCAGCGAAGCGAAGGCTTCGCGGGGAGTGTCAAACCCATCATCGCTATTTCCAAAAAGGCCGTAAACTTCGTATTTGTCGTACTCTACATCCCCTAAGATACCCTCCTTCATGCAATCCTCCTCCGAAATATCCTGCAACCGCTCGCACTTGATTCCGGTGATGCGGATTTGATGGGGCATCAACTCGGCCTTAGTAAGCATCTTGTTCGTCCAACCAGATGGTTTATCATCATCTTCCCAAGCATACGGATTGACACAGTTGGAGTAGTCGAAAATATCTTGATATCTCTGCGCCACGGCCACGACCTCGCCGACCTTGTAGGACAGCTTTTTCTCAGCACATACATCGCCGCTACGCCCGATGATTTGGACGTATCCTGCAAAAATTCGTACCTGTACGTCGGAGGTGGACTTGATATTAATCAGCATCATCGCCATGGTCTTTCGACCCTCGATGACCGCCTGCGTCAAGCCGTAGCGGTCGTTGAACATAATCTTTTTCATATTACTCTCCCAATCTCTTAATGGCTTCCAGAAATACGGCGGCCCAGTTCAATGCAGGGGTATCGTTCGGGTCATCCATATTGAGTTCCGGCGTGAATTTGGTGGAGACGGAGACTTCATTCCCATTTTGGGTAATCTGGACGACAGCCGTCTGCTCATTGTCCTGAAAAGTGATTTTTACCTGATTGTTTTTCATAGCTAACTT